TTGAAATTTGGAAAGATGGTAATCTGATTAATCAGGATAGCCACAATAAAGAATATCAGAAGGTTTTAGAGCAGAACATTTTAAAACTAAATCACAAATCGTTTCACCAGATTGTTGTGCTGGGTAGCAGCAGTTTCATTCCGTTCATGCAGTTACCTGCACAGCACCGTCGCGAAGTGATCGAAGACTTGCTAGACATCAATGTATTCTCTAAGATGAATCAGATTCTCAAAGAGAAAGCATCGGTGCTCAAGGAGAATCTAAAGCAAAATGAACACTCTATCGAACTTGTCGAAACAAGACTCCTCTCTCAATCTAAGTATCTCCGTGACATACAAGCGATCAATACGGCGCAGCGAGAAGAAAAGAGATCCGAAATTACCGCCGCTCAAAAGGAGTGCGCGGCGCTCAGTGCTGAAGTTGAAATCTTGGAACGACAAATACACTTACTTCTTCCGAGTGCCGAGTCTGCACTCAATTCAGCGCGAAGACAAATCGAAAAAATCAAGGAATATGAAACATCTTTTAAAACAAAAGCAAAGTCTATTGCGAAAGAGGTCAAGTTTTTTGCGGAGAATACGGATTGCCCTACCTGTGGGCAGCATATCGAGGATTCGCTTCGTAAAGGGAAAACTGATCTGGGCACCGAGAAAGCAAAAGAACTTAACGAAGCCATCGCCAAAGCAAGTGATGCGAAACGCGCTCTGGAAGACTCGGAGTCCGAAGCGCTCTCTGAGCTCCAGCAAGTATCTGATTGGCAAAATCAGGTATTGGTAAATAATCAAGTCATTTCTAGATTGCAGAGCAGCGTGACAAAACTGCAGAAAGAAATCGAAGAAATGAACAACACTGGCGGTGACTTTGAAGAAGCACAGCGTCAGTTAGAGCAACTGCAAGAAGAGAAGAATAATCTTTTCGAAGCAAAGCACGAACAAAACGAGCAGTTTTCTTATCATACAATTTGCTTTGAGTTGCTGAAAGATACAGGTATCAAGACAAAAATCATCAAGCAGTATCTGCCGGTGATCAATAATCTTGTGAACAAGTACCTACAAGTGCTAGACTTCTATGTGTCGTTTCATCTGGACGATACTTTCAAAGAGTCTATTCGCTCGCGCTATCGCGATGAATTTTCATACGACTCGTTTAGCGAAGGTGAAAAGCAGCGTATCGATCTTGCGCTACTGTTTACATGGCGCATGGTTGCCAAGATGAAGAATAGCATTGCGACCAATCTGCTGATTCTTGATGAAACTTTTGATAGCAGCCTAGACGCTGATGGTGTGGACAATCTGACAAAAATTCTTGAAACTCTGGACGACGATACTCGCGTCTTTATTATTTCTCACAAGGGAGACTTGCTTGACGGTAAATTTGATGATAAGATAGAATTTGTGAAACACAAAAACTTTAGCAAGATTGCTTGACTTTATGGGTACTTCGTGATACCTTATCTACACTTTATGTAACTTGAAGGGTACATTATTATGGAACTATCTGAAAAAGCGTCGACCGTTCTCAAGAACTTTGCGACGATCAATCCCAACATTGTACTTACCGAAGGCAACACTATCAAGACCATCTCGGAAGCAAAGAATGTCCTTGCTACTGCGACTCTTGATGTTGAGTTTCCAAAGACTGTTGGTGTCTATGACCTGAACGAGTTTCTGAGCGTTCTGTCTCTGATCGACAGCCCTACGCTGTCTTTCTCGGACGACAACTTTGTGACGATTAGCGATTCTTCTCTGCGCACTAAGGTCAAGTACTTTTATTCTGATATAAGTATGCTTACTGTCCCTAGCAAAGACATTGTAATGCCCGAAGCTGAAGTGACTTTTACTCTTGATCGTGATACACTTTCGCGCGTCAAGCGAGCCGCTTCTGTTCTTGGTCATACTGAAATGTCTCTGTCCGTGGTTGATGGGGCACTAGAACTGCGTGTCATTGATCATAATGATCCTACTTCGAATGCATATTCGACTCTGGTTCAAGGCACGTTTAAAGATCCAAACTTCAACTTTGTTTTCAACATTTCAAACTTGAAGATGGTAGAAGGCGATTATCAAGTTGATATTTCGTCGAAGCTGATTTCTCAGTTCACTAATGAATCTGCAGGAATCAAATACTGGGTTGCACTTGAAAAAAACAGCACATACGGAGAATAAATTATGGCTAATACCAATGAGCAACTGATGGACCTGGCAAATCGTGTAACGCGAAGCACCGTTGCTGTGATCGACACCGTGACTGGTCGTGGTGGTTTTCGTGGCGAAGAGCTTTCTACGATTGGTCAACTTCGCGACCAGTGCATTGCGCTGATCCAGCTTGTCGAGCAACTTCAGTCTGAAGCTGAATCTGACTCGTAAATTTGATATAATCTACTCCAATGAAACGCATATGGACTGTATGGAAATATGCTATTGGCAGTTATAGCGACGAGAAAACTGCCGACTATGATGATGTAGTTGCGATTATTCGATCAGTATTTGTGACTGTGAACTTTGTGACATGTTTCTTTATCATGTTCAATATCATTCACAACTGGTAATCTTTATTATGTGGAGTAAATTATGTCAAACGATTTTCTGTGGGTCGAGAAGTATCGCCCGCGCAAGGTAGAAGATACTATTCTACCGAAGCCTCTCAAAGAAGTCTTTACCAAGATCGTGCAGTCTGGTGAATTGCCTAACATGCTTTTCACTGGCACTGCAGGTCTTGGCAAGACTACCGTCGCGCGAGCATTGTGTGACGAGCTAGGCTATGATTACATTGTGATCAATGGCTCTGAAGAGGGCAACATTGATACTTTGCGAGGCAAGATCAAGCGCTTCGCTTCTACTGTTTCTCTGAGCGGCGACCTCAAGGTTGTCATTCTAGACGAAGCAGACTATCTAAATCCGCAATCGACTCAGCCTGCTCTTCGTGGTTTTATCGAAGAGTTTTCGAACAACTGTCGATTCATTCTGACTTGCAACTTCAAGAATCGTATCATCGAACCACTACACTCTCGGTGTGGTGTGTATGAGTTCAATACAACCAAAAAAGAAATGCAGACTCTTTGCGCAGATTTCTTTGTGCGATTGATTCATATTCTTGAATCCGAAGAGGTGACTTTCAATAAAGACCTGATTGCTCAAGTGATTATGAAGCATGCTCCTGACTGGCGCCGTGTGATCAATGAGTGTCAGCGCTACTCTATTGGCGGGCAACTAGAAACTACAGTTCTCAACAATGACGTTTCTGGTAACTATAGCATCCTTTTCAAGGCTCTGAAAGACAAAGACTTCAAGAAGATGCGAAGCTGGGTTGCCCAGAATGTTGATATTGATGTGTCGTCAATCTTCCGCGAACTTTATGATAACATGTATGATCATGTCGAACCAAGTTCGATTCCTCAGTTAGTTCTCATTCTTGCAGACTATCAATACAAGAATGCATTCGTGGCTGATCATGAATTGAATGTTGTTGCGTGTATGACCGAAGTCATGGCAAATGTGAGCTTCAAGTAATGAATCCATTTGACTATGTAAACGCAATTAATTACGACAAGAAAGACATCATGGACGACGATTTGAAAGAGAAAGCATATAACACTTTTTTAACAAATCGTTCTCTGTCTTACTTTCCCGATACCGTTTCTGCTGCCAATGTGATGAATCAATACCATCACCTTGATAAAAAGTTACAATTCCATTTTTTACTAAATACAGTAAGAAAGCGAAAGCGATTCTCTAAATGGGAAAAGCCTCAGACTTTCGATGACGTGGAAGCGGTAAAGGAGTATTATGGATACAGCAACGAAAAAGCCCGTTCTGCTTTATCTCTCCTTTCACCAGATCAAATACAAGATATAAAAAGAAGGATCTATAAAGGTGGAAGAAAATAAAATTTGGAAACCAGCAGATATGCTGGAAGTGACTTTGACACAACCTGATGACTTCCTCAAAGTTCGCGAAACATTGACTAGAATGGGCGTCGCATCGCGTCGCGAGAATAAACTGTTTCAGTCCTGTCATATTCTACACAAGCAGGGGCGATACTTTATTGTTCATTTTAAAGAGTTGTTTCTGCTTGATGGTAAGAAGTCGAATCTAGAAGAAGCTGATATTCTTCGTCGCAATACGATTGCTACACTGCTTGCAGATTGGGGGCTGGTGCAGATTGTAGACAAAGCGCAAGTTGCTGAATGCGCGCCGTTGCGTCAAGTCAAGATTATTTCTCATAAAGAAAAAGACCAGTGGGAACTTTGCCCGAAATATAATATCGGCAATAAGTCTTGACATTGTAAGTCATATAGTGTATAAATAGATGTGCGATGCGAATGGTTCGGTCGCACTTCAATCTTGCTTAATTTAAGGAGATACACTCATGACTACTCATGACCTCGCACCTTTTGGTGCTGCTCTACCTCGTTTTGTTGGCTTCGACAATCTGTTCCGCGATATGGAACTGTTGACCAAAACCACGAATCAGCAAAACTATCCCCCCCATAATATCGTCAAGTACGACGATGAAACTTATCAACTTGAAATCGCTACTGCGGGCTTTGCGAGAGACGAACTGAAAGTCGAACATCACAACACTGATCTATTAATCAGTGGTGAGCAACACGGCGCGCGTGATGATGAGCCTCTGACCTTTATTCACAAAGGCATTTCGTCCAAGAAGTTTCGTAAAGCATTCAAGATTGCAGAGCATATGAATGTTATCAGCGCGTCTTATACTGACGGTGTTTTGTATGTTCTTCTGAAACTTGAATTGCCTGAAGAGAAAAAGCCGAGAGTGGTTTCGATTCAGTAGTAAACACATGGGTTCGCGGGCACCCTAAGCCCGCATCATCAATAGGAGGCAAACATGGTTAAATTTATCGGCGACAAAGTAAAAGACTTGTTCATGAGCTTCACTCACGAGCAAGCAGGTTGGGTTACGATTGCGACGATTTCTGTTCTGGTACTTCTTGCTATTGTATAAAATAAGTGATATCATTATAAGATGAAATTCTATACTAATGTTCTTCGTTATGGTAACAAAATCCTCTATCGCGGCTACGAAGATGGCGTAGCAGTCGCGCGCAAAATTCCTTATGGACCAACTCTGTTTGTAGAGAGCCCAAAGGCTACAGGCAAGTATCACACACTCTTTGGTAAAGCTGTCGAGCCCATGAAGTTCGATAGCATGACCGAAGCTGCGGATTTCATGAAGCAGTACGAAGGTGTGCCTAACTTCTCTGTCCACGGGCAGACAAACTATGTCACTCAGTTTATTGGCGAGGCGTTTCCTCGTGATATCAAATTTAATCGTGATCAGATTAATGTCTGCACGATTGACATCGAGGTCGCTTCTGACGCTGGCTTTCCAAAGCCAAACGAAGCAAAGCATCCTGTAATCTCAATTGCTGTCAAGTCGAACCAGTCGATGCTCTATCATGTATGGGGCATGGGCGAGTACGATCCTACTCTGAACGATCACCACATTCAATACTATCACTGTTCTGACGAAGAGAATCTGCTGCAGTCATTCATGTTCTGGTGGGCAAAGAACTATCCCGATGTGCTGACTGGCTGGAATAGCAAGATGTTCGATATTCCATATCTGGTCAATCGGGCTCAGCAAGTACTAGGCTTTGAGGCGATCAAGAAGTTCTCTCCGTGGGGGCTCGTGCGCGAGCGAGAGATTCGTATGATCAACGGCACTGAGATTGCATACGATCTTGAAGGTATCTCACAGCTAGACTATCTGGATCTTTTCAAAAAGTTTGGCAAGCAGACCTGGGGCGAGCAAGAGTCGTACAAGCTTGATCATATCGCAAATGTTGTGCTAGGTGTACGCAAGTTGTCGTACGAAGAATATGGTTCGCTTCACTCTCTATACAAGCACGATTTTCAAAAGTTTATTGATTATAACATCAAAGACGTTGAGCTTGTGGATCGTTTCGAAGAGAAGATGGGGCTTATTTCTCTAGCGATGACCATGGCGTATCAAGCGAAGACCAACTATCAAGAGACGTTTGGTACGACCGCCATCTGGGATTCGATCATCTACAACCAGTTAATTCAAAAGAATATTGTGATCCCTGGCAAGCCGCCTATTGATCACGATGCTGGTAAGATTGTTGGTGGTTATGTAAAAGACCCGATGGTCGGTGCGCATGACTGGGTGCTTTCGTTCGATCTAAACTCTCTGTATCCGAATATCATCGTGCAATATAATATGTCGCCCGAGACGATGTGCTACGAAGAAAATGCAGACACAACCAAGTGCGCAAATGGTGCTATGTTCCGAAAAGATTTCGAAG